GCAGACCTTACGTAGTTCCGCAATGCCATCGCCGTCCTTATCAACCTTGATATACGCCTCAACGTACAGAACGCGGTTGATCGAGCGATCAATGGAATTGTCCTCGTCAAAGCGGGACAAGGCCGGATTGCGCTGGAAGCGTTCAAGGTTGTTGTCAAACGCATCGCCAATGCCGCCATACTCGGTGACGAGTTCCAGCGGATAGCCCATTGCCACCAGTTCCGAGACGGTCGCCATCTTGCGATGACCGATCAGCGTTGCGTTGTCCTCGTCAATCGCATCGACCGAGCAGATAAATTCCTCACACGGCAGGCTTTCAACGCGGATGCGGACCGACTTGCGCGTGCGGCGGATGGCAAGGTCAATCTTCTCGGTCAGAATACCAAACTCGTCCGGCTCAATCGTTTGCGCCGTACCGATGATTTCCACTTCGGGATCGCGTTCCAGCATCATGGCCTGCTCATTGGTCAGGCCCGTGTACTGTTCCTCAGTCACGTCATAGGACGTGTCGGGATACCATTTGAAGATGCCGGTCTTACGGATCAGCGCGTCAGAGACCGTATTGTAAGTGATCTGATAGCCGGGGTTGTCTTGGCTAAAGACGAAGTTCACATAGTCAGTCGCCTGTGCAGCGCCTTCCTCGTCCTCGGGGCCGGTCGGCTCATAGTCCACAACCGTATCGCCGCCCGCAAAGATACGCATGATGCTCGGGCGAACGCTGTCCACCACATCTGCCACCTCACGGCAGACGATCTGGCTGCGGCCTTCTTCCTCGTTTCCGAGCGGCTTGCCTTCGTAATAGTTGGACGCAATCTCACGCTCTGGCGCGATGTAGCTGTCAATGAAGTGAACGGCGTCCTCGATCGCGTCACGCACGATCTGGTCAAACCGCTCGTCTTCCATGCCAGCTTTAATGATGGCTTCTTCCGGCGCAAAGTTACCTGTGCCAGCACCGAACAACGGGTCACGATTGCCTTCACCTTCGCCCATAGCGAGAAGCGCAGCGTCGAGGGATGCGGGCAATGCGTTAGCCATTAGCCTTGGCTCCATGTGCCGCCATTCGCGCGCATCATGTCATAGGCGCGCTGGGCATCGGCATCCTGTTGGGCTTGCGGCGCTTGCTGTTGTGCAGGCGCTTGAGCAGGCATGTTCGGGCGCAACTGCGGCTGGAACTGCGGAACCGGACGCGGCATTGCATACTGGCCTTGCGGTCGCGCCATCGGGTTAAATGCCGAGCGCGTGATACCGACGCTCTGCATGTACTGTTGCATGGGCGAGATTGCAGGCTGCGTGGTCGGCATAGGCGATGCGCCTTGCTGTGCCTGCCCTTGTGGCATTCCTGCCGCGATATTTGAACCGGGCCGTCCGACACCGCCTGCCATGTCAAATCACTCCTGCAATCGACCGCCGCAATGGCTTGATCGAACTAAATCCGTTTGTGTTCGCGTTGAGGTCGAGACCCATGGCGAGATACCGAAAGGCGTCGCTATTACTCACCAGAAGCCCGTTTGCCTGATAACAAGCGTTCTTTTTGACGGTTAGGTCGTACACCAACGGGCCGTCCTCGCCGCATTCGAAGCGCCTGAGCTTTGCAATTTGGATGGCAGAACTTGGCGCGCGTAGGATAAGGCGTGCGAAATGATTGATCGCAAACCTCACAACGCTTTTCAGTCCACTCTCGGCCTTCCCAGCACTTGATGCCGTGCTGCTTGTGCCATTCACGCCCTTCATCAGATCGGTGCCATTCGGCTGCCCGCTCCAATGCGGCCTCAGTTGGTGGCGATAGTTCGCCGCTTGCCCATCGCTCAAACATATGTTGGCGCTGATGGTCGGCGCACGGCACACATTCAAGATTTGACGGATCGTTATTAAAGCTATTGCCATCTTTGTGATGGATTTCATGGCCTTCTGGAATTGGGCCATTGCATTCTTCATAGATTGCCCGATGAAGATTGCTCGGCCCGTTTGAACCCCAGACGTTTCTCCGGTAATAATTGCCCGAAAGCCGGTAGTTCCAACCTTTGAAATGAACCCTATTAGGCAGGCGTTCCATTCCAGACCAGTCAAGATTTCGTCCAAGTTCGTCAATGACGACGCTTTCACAAAGCCCCGTCTCGTTAGTACTTTGTGTTCTGGCGTGCATGTCAGAATCCTCTCCCTATCTGACCAAATTTCAATAAGCTCTGTTGCCCGTTTGACGGGGCCGGAATGCAGAACGCGCGAGAAACCAGCAGGCGTCCAAACGCTGTCGCCGACCGCGACGGCTTCAATGGGAATAAGCCCGCGATCCGTTTTTACCTGCTCACCAGCAATGAGACAGGCATGGCTTGACCAGTCATGGACGGGCTTGGCGTTGAAGCACTGCCGCTTATCGTCCCATTCCGAGCGATACATTTTCAGCGCATCAAGCCCGGTCGCTGTCTTGTTCGTGTCAAACCAGCACCGCTTGAGCATCATTCGCACTGCGTTGATGCCGTCCTCCACCCGATGATTGGTGACAATCGTGGGATTGAGGTTGAGCGATTGCAGGACTTCCACCCGCGTCTTGCCAGTGCCTAGCTCTCGCGCTTGCGCGTCATGCGGGAGCAAGTGACCCCCGTAGAGATAGCCCTTGGACTGTATCTCGCGGACGTAGTGGCCGAGATCAACGCCAGAGTTCTCGTAATAATCAATGATGTGGACTTCGCGCCCGACGATCTGAGCGAACCATATCGCCGTGGTGTCTGAAATCCCCAAATCCCATGCTGTCCAGACCGTCGAGACCGGATCATACGGGACACCACACAACCGCCCTTCCCGCTCGGCGTCAGCCAGATCGCGCCCATAGAAAGCGCCAACCACTGCCGCATCAAACGAACATTCAAACTCAGCCTCATATTGCTCTGAGGTGAGCATCGTGGCTGCCGACTGGAGTTCGGCTTCGGGGATTAGGCCCGTCTCACTGGCGCGGAGCCGCAAGGTCATCCAATCCGGATCATCCTGCGCCTTCTGCCAAATCTCATAAAACTGATTGCGGCCTTTGGGCGTACCAATGAAGGTTGCCCAGCCTTGCCGGTCAGACAAAGCAGGACGAATGACCTCGGGCCATGCACGCGGGTCCATGTCACCCGCCTCATCCAGCACAACGCCATCCAAATAAATGCCGCGCAACCGATCGTAATTGTCAGAACCGTAAAGGCGAATGCGCGCCCCGTTCGGCAGATTGACGGTCAGATCGCTTTCGCGCTGTTCAACGCCAGGGATCGCTGCGGTCAGTCGCTTGAGGTAGCCCCAGGCAACGTCCTTGGCCTGCGAATAGGTCGGAGCCATATAGGCGAACCGACCTTCTGGCTTTTCACAGCGCAGCGCCGCGTCAATTAAATCTGCGACACAGGCGACAGTTTTGCCGGCGCGCCGATGGGCCACGATGCAGGACCAGCGTGTGCGGCGTTTGTGATACGGGACGAATTGAGGACGGGCTTGGTAGCCAATCTCAATCGGTTGCACGAGGAACGCCCGTTACAATCTGAAAGCTAATGGCTCCGCCCTCGGAACCAGTTACTTGCATAGGAAGAACTTTCCCAAGCAAGCTCATATAGGCCGACGGATTCTCAAGGGCCTGCGCCGCAAGATACTCTTGACCGCCAACGTCATTCAAAGCGCCAAGGATCATATCCTTCAACGCCGCATTGATCTTGTTCGGTGTACCCTTCTGACGGCCACCGGTTTTAACGCCCGTAGCCATAAGCAACCTGTCTAATTCGTTCTACTTTAGATGGATCAACGAAGCCGCCGAGATCAAAGTTGAGCAGCTTACGCGCAACGTAAAACCTTGTTCCGACTCTGGAAATCTCTTCCAACTCACGCTTGAACTCTTTTGAGAGTTTAACATGTTTTAGTCGGGTGATTGCGCCGCCGCCCCCTTTGTTGGCGTTGTAGCGCGGCTTATGCTTTGCGATCAGTCTGGCCTCCTCGTTATACGCAGCCTTTTCAGACGCGAAATAACGGACGACGCCACCAATGCAGTTGTCTAGATAACCGAAGTTCTTGACTTGCTCTTTCAAGCGACGTCCTGAACCTTTGCCGACGTAAACAACCTCACCAGCAATTCGGAAGGTGTAAACGTAATACGGTCTATGCCACTCGGGCATCTTGAAGCCGGGTCTGCGGCCTCTTGCTTCGGTTGCCATTGTACTTCCTCGGGTGCTGGCTCAATTTGAGTCAACGTGTCCGTTTCTGTGAGTTATGCAGCGGGCTTTCTCACCCGCCACCACATCCATCCGTCTTCCGAAACACGTTCGGCGTCAGGGAATAGTTCTGAGACGGCGCGATTGACGCCTTCCATCGGCAGATCGTCTCCGCCCATGGTGCCGCCCGGTTTGACCTTGGGCCACCAAGCCTCAATGTCTTCCGATACGCTGTCGTAGTCGTGGCCTGCGTCGATCCAGACGAAGTCAACGCTCTCATCCTCAAATAAGTGTGAGGCTTGCGCGCTGTCGGATCGGACAGGCTTGATCTGCACATGCGCCTTAATCAGCGGCGCGATGTTGTCCTTGAACACCGTGAATAGGCGCTTGCGGTCGGGATCAGCCTTGTGAGCATCCTCGTCGCTGCCCTTCCAATGGTCCACGCAGTAGAACGTGATCGGCTTGCCGCTGTTGGCAATCTCAACGCCCATGAAGCAGGCTGACTTGCCCTTGTAGCTGCCGACCTCCACGAAGACCGCTGACCCTTGGGCTAGTGCGACCGCTTCTGTGTAGGCTTGGCGAAATTTGAACCACCCTTCGATCTGCTCAAAGTAATGGTTCACGTCTGCCTCGTATGTCGTGCCGGGATTTCACCGGATGCCGGGGCCGCAAAAACACCCCGTCTTCGTATGCTTGGCGGTCAAAACCAAACCGAGTCCAACGCGGGACGCGCGCAGGCCGGGGAGAAGCGGCGTGCGGTCCGTTAGGGCTTGGCTCGGTCGAGCGTTCGCCCAATCGAATAGTTCTTAAAGCCGCGCACCTTGGCGTTCGGCACAGTCCAAATCTCGCCCGTATCATCCATGATGATGACCCAAAGCAGATCGTCTTCCTTGCTATAGTCAATGACCGCAATGGCCTCGCCGCCCGCTTCCTTCTCAGGGACAAAAAGCGGGATGGCCGGATTAAGCTGGGTCAGCAAACAAGGCTTCCAGAATGGCTTGGCCGGTTTCTACAGTAGTCTCAATCGGCTTGAGCGGCGTATTGATCTTGGCCGCGTGAAGAAGTTGATAGCGCCACACCATGTCTTCCAAGGCGGTCGCTAGTTCCTCACGGGTCATGTCTTTGACTGCTTTGAGGCCATAATGGCTCAATGCAAAGTCTGTTCGTCTTCGTTGAAGCATGTGATCGAGAGCATGATGATGGCGTTGACCAGAAAGGCCAGAACCTCATCAGGGTCGTTAGTTGTCGAGGCGAGGTATCCGCCGCCGTCTGGGCCTTCCCCGATCACGATAACTTCTTTGAGGTCGAGGCTCGCGGCTCGTTCCAGTAGTGCTTCCACTGTCACCGGATCGTCGGCCACTCAAGCCCCCTACATCATCAACGCGAAGTGTCTGTCCGGCTCTAATGCTTTCGACCAGATCGTTGACATCCCCCACCGATGCCTTCCCCACCACGAGGTAATCACCGTTCGGCAAGCGCCTGATTTCTTGTTCTTAGATCGGAAG